CACCTCAAGATAAATTTGTTGTTTATGATGTAGCGCGAGTCGGCGGCATCCCGCCACAGATTGCTGAAAATGCACAAAGATTATCACAAGCGATAATCACTAGAAACGCTCAAATAGAATCTGTGAGGGAAAGCAACGCTCGGGATCGCCAAGGGTTCGGCGGATTTGCAGAACCTGATGCGCCGGTACCACCGCCGCTTACAGATCAAGAAAAGTTGGCGATATTGTATGAAGGAACTGGTGTTGATTTTGCTAATATGGGAATGTTGACTCCCGATTTGTTTGATGCGCCCCCCGTCGAGATTGATTTGGCGTATCGAAGGGGCACTGTCACAAAAGAGCAGCTATATGAAAGGATGAAATTAAGAATAAGACAATTAATTCAATTGACACCGCTACAACCAACAGAGACACCGTGGAATAGAATTTCACCAATCTACATGAATAGTCCCTCTTTCGGTTCTCGGTCAAGTGATTATGTATGGATTCGGACAATAGATGCTTTAATGCCTAATTCAAATCAAATCGGTGAAGCACGAAAGGCAGAGATTATTATAGATTGTTTAACTAAATTTGTAGAATTGTCCCACAATTGGCCATCCGACAGTGAAATTCCTGCCGTCGGTGACACTCAAGTCTGGAGACCTCTTTGGAGAGACACCAACTCTATTGTTAATTCTGGATTCTCTCCTTTTAAAGAGGAGGCGCTACGATCAGTTTCTTCTGCCAATTTACCAGCAATCGCTTATGAGATGCCAACACCAAATGGTATAGGTGGATATCGACGAACGCTTTCGGCACAGGGAGCAGTGGAAAACGCCGATATGTTGGTTGAAAGCATGATGTACAATCATTATAGACCAGACAGCATTATAGCAACACCAAAATACCACACACAAAACAGACGCCAAAATGAAATATTAGAATGGTATACGCAAGAAGTATTTAGGGTGGATACTCCAATCGATTTATCTACCACACGTGCTGGTATTTTTAATATAGGTAGTGATATAGATCCCGGCCGAATTGCTGTTGATGTTTCTTTTGACGATGCTGGTTTTGAACAGCGGTCAATAGTTCCCGGTCGCGAGGTGGATGCGGCCGCAATTGCGGAAAAGCAATTAGAACTTTACACACATCTCAGAGACAATTTGCACGTGGGATATCGTATGATGTTTGGTCATGCTGTTAAGAGAAGGGAAACAGATCTATATGGAAATATTGAAAACTACATCAGACCCAGTGATATATTCGGTGATTTTAATGTGACCAAAAAAGGACAAATGGGTATTAGAAATGATCGCCAAGGTATAAATATGGTTGACGCATTTTCTTCTAAAGCAACTTTTCTAGGGCATGTTGAGAAAAATCCGGTCTCTCTAGTTTCTGGAAGAGATAATGGGTTTAATAGTTTGAATGAACAGTCAATATTTTACAACAATGCAAGACTGATTCTAGAGAAGCACAATACTGAATTTGCTTTGAGGCGCCCCATCGATGCTGAAGGGTTTAATATAGACTTGATGAGCAATGATATAGTGGAAGGTTTAGTGTATTGTATACCGGTGGACGAGGTTACGAGAAGGGTGGATTGTTTTGAGGATATATTTAATGAATTTGAAGAAATAGAAAAGAGATCAGTGCTTGAAAGAATAACTGATTTGCAGGAGCAGATAGAAAATATTAGTCGATCAGACGACCAGGTTATTGCCAATCGAGCAAGAGCGGTTAACAACGATCTCATAGAAAGACGCAATGTTCTCATGGATTCTGCAGAAATAACTAGAATGCAGTATGAAAGTGCCATGGCAGAGTTTAATGAAAACCCCAACATTGTTATAGAATTAAAAGACGCCGATGGTAATGTGACAAGAAGGTTTGAACGCCCCCGCCCTCGACCAAGTGATGCTCGATTACAAGAGTTGCTAAGAGAAATAAGAGGACTGGAAAATCTTATAGAATTAGGAAATCAGCAAATTGCTCAGGCTGAAAGGGGTGAATTAAATCTAGAAGAGACAGAATCTTTACTTGATCCGATCCGATCAAGGTTGGGAGAAGAACAAAAAATATACAATACTCAAGGTTTTTATAATGTGTTTGAGACTGATGCTGAAAGACAGAGAGGTAAGATCTCTCACATAAGAAGATCTTTTTTGAAAAAGGGTATAGTGTTTGAAAAATATCATGAAGATTTAATATCGGAGATTTTATCATTAGGTCCGGAATATGCAGCGATTATGAGTCCTGTAATCGGTTCAGCGACATATACAGAAGAAAAAACAGGTGGGTTAAGAGAGATAAACAATGAAAACATAGATTCAACAGAAGAGCAGTTAAAACCGCATAGGATTTTATTTGATTATCTTTTTCCACTTGATCGATATGCTTCCTTGCATTTCTTGCATAATCTGGAAGTTTATGACAATAATAGAGGTCGGGAAAGTCAACTGCTTAAAGCGACAAAACTTTTTATAATTCAAACATTGCTACAGATGCAGGGACTGGCTTCGCCTAAGGAAGAAGACAATGTTACGGAAACGGGAAACTCTACAAACGTTTTAAGAGATAATGCTGGTAGTTTTTCTCTTCCAACCCCAGATGAGATTATGGAAATGATATGGAATATGATTAAAAAAGCAGCACAAGAAGCAGCTGTTGCTGCTTGGAGAGGTATCGCAGATACTGTAGATTTTGGTTATAGGGATATGAGAAGGGGGTATCAAAAAGATCCCTGCTCTATGGCATCTGGACTAACTCATGAATTGATGAGGTATGGACTAGCAGACATCGACGGACCTTTGGAGGATGGGTTTGGATCCAAGAATGGATGCAAATACTTTGTTCCTATCAATAAGATGGGGAACGATTTAGTAAGAGCTTTGACAAACATTGAACCATCTGACATTGCTAGGGATACATATAGAATATCACAACACCTTAAGGGTACAATGCAACCGGGCAACAGCAAAAGGTATGGATACTTGATAACGCCTGTCGGGTATTCTGCTGCGGGATTACCCGAAAATAAGGGGGAAAAGCATTCAAAACTTAAGAAAGATAATGGTTGTGAAGAGGGTTGTGAGACAAAAGAAGTAGTAGAACAGAGAGGTAAGTGCGAAGACCAAGAACAACAAAACCAGGAGGTAGTAGCAGATGAGTAGCATAGCACCGAAATTGCCGTTTATTGTTAGTAGATCCAGTACACCGATGAATACAAAAACTATTCAGGAAAACACACAACAAAACTTAAAAAATCTTATACTAACATCACCAGGTGAAAGAGTTATGGATCTGGATTTTGGCGTGGGGTTGAGAAATTATTTGTTCGATAATAACACAGCGGTTGTTAGAGCGCAACTTGAATCTAGAATATTTGAGCAAGTAGATAAATATATGCCTTTTGTAAACATAATAGATCTACAAGTAGTTGAAAATTTAAATCATCCAAATTCACTAGAAATAAAGTTAAGATACAATATACAAAATATCGCGTCAGAAGAAATATTATCCGTAAGTCTTGATCCTAAATTAAATATTTAACTATTTAATACTGTGAGGTTTTTAGTTTATGAAAAAAAACATTCCGATTAATTATACAGATAGAGATTTCAACTCTATAAAAAAAGCACTAGTAGAGCATGCAAGGAGATACTATCCTGATACTTACAGGGACTTCAATGAAGCGTCTTTTGGGTCTTTAATGTTGGATACAGCGGCATATATTGGTGATGTGCTATCTTTTTATTTAGACTATCATGCGAATGAGAGTTTTCTGGAAACTGCAATAGAGAAGGAAAACATAATTAATTTATCTAAAAACATGGGATACAAATATAGTGAAAGCATAACTGCATATGGAGAGTGTGACTTTTACGTTAACGTCCCGGCGTCTGCAGGTAGTCCTGACTTGGCTTACGCTCCTGTTTTAAAACATGGGGCGGAGTTATCAAGCGTCGACGGCGGACGTTATATGTTGTTGGAAGATATAGATTTTTCTGATCCAAACAACCTTATAGTTGTCTCTGAGGTCGATGATACCACTGGTTCTCCAACCTTCTTTGCCATTAAAGCAACGGGACAAATAAAGTCTGGATTTATAGAGGAGTCGCTTGTTGAAGTTGGGGACTTTGAAAGGTTTCTTAGCGTAGAGGTGGAAGACGATAATATTTCAGAAGTAGTGTCAATAGAAGATGAGGAAGGTCACGTGTATTATGAAGTTGAACACCTATCTCAAGACGTTATATATGTCAACGTTTCAAACAGAAACAGTGATAAACATTCCGTTAAGAATATTATGAAACCGTTATCTGTTCCAAGAAGATTTACTGTAGACCACTTTCCGGGATCTGTTGAAATACAGTTCGGGCAGGGTAGCGATATGGAAATATTATCTGGATCCTATCTAGATCCATCAAAAGTGGCGATGAGACAGTTCGGAAGAGAGCATATTTCAAACACATATTTGGACCCCACTAATTTTACTTCTACAGAAAAAATGGGCATTTCGCCATCTAACACAACACTTTCAATTAGGTATAGAAAGGACGACGTTGAGAATGTTAATGCATCACCAAATTCGATTAACAGTGTTGTTGTTTCAGAGATGCAATTTGTAAACGAAAGTCAATTAGTGTTGTCAAAAGTTTCAGACGTGAGGGAATCACTGGAATGTCTAAATGAATTTCAGATTGTGGGAGATATGAGTGTGCCGTCGGAAGAAGAGGTGAGAATTAGAGCAAAAAATTCTTTTTCCGCTCAAAATCGAGCAGTCACAAAACAGGATTATGTATCTATGGCGTATTCCATGCCAAGTAGGTTCGGTGCTATCAAGCGAGCAAGGGTAGAGGTCGACAAAGACTCTTTCAAGAGAAACATAAACATGTTTATAATATCAGAAGATTTAGATGGGTTTTTGACTGATCCCAGTATTACTTTAAAAAATAATTTAAAAAATTGGATAACAAATTATAAGATGATGGGCGATACTTTTGACATAATTGAAGCTAGGATTGTAAACTTTGGTATTGATTTTGAGTTTCTTCCTGCTAGAAACTACACTAAATCGGAAGCAACAGCGATATGTGTAAGAGAACTTCAAGAATTTTTTAGAATTAAACCTGAAATTGGGGAAGCAATTTATATTAATGATATTTACAAAACTTTAAATGATTTAGATGCTGTGGTTGATGTTACAGACGTTACAATTCGGTCTTTGTCTGGAGCGGGATATTCAAGCATATCTTATGATGTAGATGAAAATCTAAGTCTTGATGGTCGTACTTTGGTATTACCGTCAGATTTTATATATGAAATCAAGTATCCGTTGGTGGATATTAGGGGCACAACACTGTGAGTATAAAAAGATTTTTTTCAAATGCGGATAACACCATAACTAATGCCTTTGGTGCAAATCTACAAACTAGAAGAACTGGATCAAATATGGGGCAATCTGATATACTAGAAGTGTATTCCATTTATGGACAGGTAACTACGGGATCTATAGAAAAATCACGTGCCCTTATTAACTTTGATGTTTCAAAAATAAAAACAGCAAGAGACAATACGGATATACCTGCATCTGGTAGTGTTAAATTTATGTTGAGGTTGTTTAATGCAGAGCACCATCACACTTTGCCAAGAAATTCTACCTTAGCGATTCTTCCAATATCTCGTTCTTGGAATGAGGGTTCGGGTTTAGATATGGAAGATTATTCAGACGAAGATGCGTCAAGTTGGATATTTTCCAGCAATACGAGGGTTGCAGACGTAACAGATATAAAGTTTGTTTCAACAACCCCTGCAGATTATAGCGGTAAGTATTTTATAGTTCAGGTTATTGGCGATGATGGTAGTCGTGCGAGATATAATTTTTGGTTTGATCACAACGGGTCCGCCACTGCACCAAACCTCGATGGTAGCGAAGTAGAAGTTCAAATAAATGCCGCGTCAGAAAATACAGTCAAGAGGTTTGCAAGACAGGTTAAGGTTGCTGTAGATGCACTTTCTATTAATTTATCCGCTTCTATATCGGCGGACGATACTGAAGATTCTTCTGGTGCGACTGTGAGATTGACTAATACTGTTGTGGGAGGTACATCTGGATCGATTGTTCCTGAATCTATCCTGGATACTGATGTTTTTACGCTTACAAAAGTTCAAATTGGTGGTAAAACAAGGTGGACAAATGCAGGTGGAGACTTTCATGAAGTTGGATACACAGCTGGAGAGAATTTGCCGCATTACAAGTACGATCTGATCGATGGAACAGAGGATGTCGAAGTAAACATAACATCTTTAGTAGAGGAGTGGATCGCTGCGGAATCAACGGTTGACCCAGATCGGGAAAATTATGGCGTTATGATAAAGATGTCCGGATCATTTGAAGATGGAACTAAAAAAAGATCTTATTATACGAAACGATTCTTTGGCAGAGGGACAGAGTTTTTTCTTAAAAGACCGTGCATTGAGGCAAGGTTCGACAATTCTACTAGAGACGATCGAGCAAATTTCTTTAAAAGCAGTTCTCTTGCCACTGGTGCTGAAAATTTAAATACACTGTACTTGTTTAATTACACTAGAAATACGCTTTCTAACATACCAGCACTATCAACTTCACCAGATGGATCTGATCAGTCAACCGGAGAAACTTTGATGAAAGTACAATTGTTCGAATCTGTTTCGGATTCGGCGAAACCGCACATTTATGCAGTCGGTGGTGGTGTACCATCCGGCAGAAACGCTGGAAGCAGAAATTGGGCATCAGCATATTTATCAGAGACTGGAATTTACAGTGCATCGATTGCTTATACTGGTTCTGCTACAAAACTATACGATGTTTGGAGCACTACAGCAGGAGTTCAGTTACATACCGGTTCAGCAATTACTGTTAAAACATTTAAATCGTTGGATCATAATAATGCTGATGAGGAATATATTGTTTCCATGCCAAATCTAAAACCAAAATATAAAACAAAAGATAGTCCAACGTTGCGTCTTAATGTTAGAAAAAAAGATTATCAACCTAATATTTATTCAGTAGCAAGTAACAAATTGCAAAATGAAGTTTTGTATAATGTATACTATAGAGCGTATAGGGTAATCGATCATCAGGAAGTGATATCATACGGATCGGGAAGCATACCACACACAAAGATGTCTTATGACTCAAGTGGTAGTTTTTTTAAGGTTGATATGTCGTTGTTCGAACCAGGATACATGTATGCTTTCGAAATTTCAACAGATTCTTATGAGCAGAACATAGTCAATAAGGATGAATTTAAGTTTAGAGTTGATTAATTATGAGTCTTAAAAGTTTATTTGGAAAAGATAAAAAAAATCTAAAAATATCTTCTTTGGTTAATTCCGATAAGTTATTGGAGGATGTAGAATCAATATCTTATATTGATCAATTTATAAAGGATCGTAAGAAGTTTAGATCCCATACCGATTATTATACTGGATCAAATTTTGCAGTATATGGTTCCCTCGAAGAATATTACAGGGCGGGAATTGATAGGATCATCAACACTTATCCTTATGATGGTTCACTCAAAGAAAAGTTAGAATGGATCAACGATTCAAACGGATTTGATCTGCATCTTTTCGAAAACGAGTATCCAAGAACAAATGGTTATATAACATTTGCAGACAGCGCAGCAGACAACACGGATTCGTGGGGATCTGTTACCTCAACTTCGGGCGCATATGGCAATCCAGCAAACAAGGAATATATTCTTATAAAGGGTGGACCTAACGTTGGAAATTTTTATAACACTGGTTCTTTAAGAACCTCCAATTTAGAAATTAACGGTCGAAACGGGAATACTGTAGAGTTTTGGTTAAAAAAATCAAACTATGTTACATCAAAAACCCAAAGAGAAGTATTATTTGACATCTCAACCACAGGGTCGCATCAGGGTAGTTCAGCGTATGGTCGACTAACTATAGAGTTGGATAGTGGAAACTCTAATGCTTCGCCATTTTTGTTAACATATCAGTCTGGATCAACTGGGTATAAAGAGGTTCGTGTCGGCGCACCCCAATTATACACCAGTGCGTCTGATGGCAATTGGCACCACTACGCCATATCTTTTAAGAATGAATCTAATAAAATAAGAACATCATTGTATATTGACGGCGAATTGCACAAGTCTGTTTTAACAGGTAGTGCAATAGGATCACTCAATACTGCTCTAATAGGTACTATAGGCGCTCTTTCCACCGGAAAGGATTCGCAACTTGTCACAAGAACATCCTCGGAGTCTTTTATTCCTGGGTTGGGGTATGGTAAACTATCAGGATCATTGGATGAGTTTAGGTTTTGGAAAAAAGAAAGAACTGCAAAAGATGTAGGTCGCTTTTGGTTTACACAAGTCGGCGCCGGAACTAATACAGATATCGCTAACACTCCTTTAGGGTTTTATTACAAATTCAATGAAGGTGAGACCGGACAGGTTAGAATTGATAAAACCGTTTTAGATTATTCTGGGCGTGTATCGAATGGACAATGGATTGGATATGCTGGTTATGGGCGAACAAACAACTCGGCTATAGTTGAATCTTCTGCTTCTGTAAGTGAGTTTAAGGATCCAATTATATATTACGATCATCCGAAAGTCAAAAGTTTTAGAGAGTCTGCGTTAGAGCAGGGGTATGCGTATGACCTGACTAACGCTTCAAGCATGTATTATAGTTTTCCAGACTGGATTGTCGACGAGGATGGAGAATCCTCAGAAGACTTAAAAAAGATGACACAAATTGTTGCAAGTTATTTTGACAGTTTGTTTTTACAAATTAAAGACTTAAAAAACTTAAGACATATTCAATATTCAGGATTCAAGAATAAACCGCACCCATTTAATCAAATAAAATTACAATCTATGGGTCTCATATCTCCAGAATTGTTTATGGATGCTAACATTCTTAATACATTCGTTAATAGAGATGAGCATCAAAACTACGAACAGAGTCTGTCTGATATTAAGAATTTTATTTATAACAATATTTATGGCAATTTGGAATCCATTTTTAAATCAAAGGGAACCATTAGGTCTTTTAGGAATCTGTTCCGATGCTTTGGGGTTGATAACGAGTTAATTAAAATAAATATGTACTCTACCGATTCAACGTATCCGGTGGAAAGTAGTTATCAAAACTCTGTTGTAAAGAGCAAGTACCTGAACTTTAACAGTGTTAATAATAAGAATGCAACCGTGTTTCAATCTCTAGACGGACTGAGAGGATCCTACAGACTAGCAGATGCACGTGGATATGTTACAGGATCAGAGGGATTAATTTCAGACGACGCCGCGACAGCAATCGGTATGACTGCTGAAGTTCAGGTGTTTATACCAAAGTTATATCAGATCAATCATCCGTTTTATTTTGATTCAGAGGTTAGTAGTAGTTTGTTTGGGTGCCACTCAGTCAAGAAGAATGCTGACGGAAAGAACGAAGTGACAATATCTTGGCCATCTTCAGCTGATGACCATTCTAATTTTCAAGTTTATGTTGTGAAAGAGAATGCTTTTTCAAAAACTGCAAAGTTTGTTCTTGAGAGTCGAAATGGCATATTTGATCCGGTAGAGAGTGATTTTATAGTTGACCTATATGATTCTAATAGGTGGAATCTTGCTGCCCGTCTAGTTGCGGCAGCACCGGAAGGAGACACTGTTTCCGGATCAGGCAATAATTATAAATTTGAATTGTATGGTGTGAACGTAATCGCGGACTCAATAAATGATAAATTTTCTTTAAGTAGCACAATATCTTCTGCCAATGCAGCAAACTTTATAAAGAATTCAAGAAGATTCTATGTCGGCGCCCATCGCACGAATTATACAGGCGGAGTGATAACTACTACAGATGTAAAAATTACAAACTTTAGAGTGTGGAATAAATCCTTGACAGATGATGAGATAAACTCTCACGCTTTCGATCCACGATCATATGGACTGTCTTCGCCATCAAAAAAGTCTTTCCCGTTATCAGACATCGGTGGAGCACAGATTCCTCAAATAGATTTACTCGCAATTAACTGGGATTTTTCTGACCTGACGGGATCCGACTCAAATGGTCAAATGTGGATAAATGATGTTTCGTCTGGGTCACACGCACCAAGTAAATTGCATCATGGAAAGATTCATCCAATTGTGGGTCGAATCCACCCAGGTAAAGGACTTTTCTTCCCATCATCAACAACTAGCAGTGTTGACGTTGAGTTTGATCAAGCAACAAGATTGCAACCTTTTGAGAATGTAAAAGCATCAGATATGGTTCAGATTGTATCTAACGACGACATAACATTTACGAGAGAAACAAAACCAACTGATTACTTTTATTCGTTTGAAAAAAGCATGTACGCTGCGATATCTGATGAAATGATAAACTTTTTTGCTGGCGTCAGTGAGTTTAGTACTTTAATCGGTGCACCTGTTGAAAGATATCGTCAAAATTATAAAGGTTTAGCAAAATTAAGACAGGTCTTTTTCCGGAGAATACAGAATGCACCAGACATAGAGAGATATACAGAATATTATAAGTGGTTGGATTCCTCTCTATCAATTATGATCGATCAATTGATTCCCGCTTCTGTTGATTCATCAGAAGATATAAGAAATATGATTGAAAGTCATATCTTGGAAAGAAGTAAATATTTCAACAAATTTCCAACAATGGAATTTAAACAGTCAGACCCAGAGGGTCAAATCCGAGGAGTTAATGAACTTTTGTATGATTGGCAGCACGGGCATGCCCCGCTTGGCACCCAGACTGATGATAACGTTAACTGCCTTTGGACAAAGGAAAGGGCACAAAGAAGCACCGACATATTGGTTTCAGGATCCACAGAAACAGATCCTGATCGTGAGATAATTAGAAGAGTTATAAACACTTCCGTGTCTGGATCAACATATGCAACTCGGCGTTTATCCCGACCCTACAGACTTTCGGTTGAAGATCAAAGACATGCTAAGGGTGGCGACAACACGTTTGGTAATAAAAAGAAAAGATTTTACACTGGCGTTTCTACAGCTCATGGAACCTCACACATTTCGGTTACAGGATCGGATGCAGCGCCATTGATGTGTAAAGACACAATCAACCCTAGTAAAAAGAAGAAAATCCGAGCAACAGCAGACGTCGCGTTCTCTCAGAAGGACCGAGATATCAACGATGTCGCCCCCTTTACTCTGTACAGCAGTTCTTTGGATGACGTAAGAGATTACCACACCCAGGTGTTTAGCGGGTTTAAGAAAGGCGTGGAGATCTCCAATCTTCACGCAGACGAATACGGTGATGATAGGGAGGTAACTCTCCAGTCTCCATTCACTGAAAAGTGGGTCGGAGGTAACGCGCACCGTCGTCAAGATCTTTCAGGATCTTTGTTGGGTCAAATAGACGCTAAAAAGCAAGGACATGACCGAGTAGAAGCGTTTAAGTTACTAGCAGAGGGCGGCATATTGTATATTCTTCCCCCGAATGCATCTGGCATTGACGCAAGCAAGATACCCATTATAGACCATACACTACAGACTGCACAGGTTTTGAGAGATGGACTAGCCAAGCGACCGGTTAATATTAAAAACATAGCAACAACAACTGGAAGCATTGCACTTGGAAACTATAATCACATATATGATGTTGTGCAATACACAACTGAAGATCAGAGAAAAGACTTTGTAGTAGATAATTTGGAGCAGATGACGTCTTCTAACTCTACTGCCATACCAGGAGTTAAGGAATTTTCTAAATTCCCTCGTCCAGCACGAAAATCCGTATTTAAAGCGAGATTTTCAGCACCGGGCGGCACCGAAGTCGCTGGCGACAGTCGCGGCGGACATAGTATTGATAGAGAGACAAATCAATATTCTGTGTATAACTCTTTAAATTATAGAAATTTATCGGTAAGGGGTCCGAGAGATTATTTGAACAGTGTGCCCCAGACAGGGAGCACTGATTCTAATAGTCTTGTAACTGATCACAAAATTAATTCAAATCCAAGATATAGAAGAAAGATGGACGGTGGGATGTATAGCGGCGAATTTGACCGCAATATGGACAATCGATTTGTTCAACATGAAATTCCCCAAAATGATTATCAGTATGCTTGGTTTACTTCTTCAATATCAGAACATGTCGACGCAGCTGCAATCTCTGGGCACTTGCACTCATTTAGTCAAGCGTCGATCGGTGATGCTACTGGGTCGTTAAGGTATGAAAGAACTTATGAATTTGTTAGCGGAAACTTTGGGCGCTTCGGTCGACAATTGCCAATGCGCGGACAGGATTTATATGATTTAAATTTTGCAAATATAAACATTCCAGGTGTGAATGTTCAAGATCACTTGACGTCTTCTATAAATACCATATCTTCTGCCCATGCGCATGGTATGATATCTGGAACAATAAATTATAGGCACGGTCCATACGGTTGGCCAACCTGGAAACAGATTAGGGTTGGGGAGACTGCATTAGCCAGATACTTTAGAAGAAATAACATATACTCACTTCCAGTGAGGGACCAGGGAGGTGGATTAGAACCTACGATTGACTTTAGAACTTTAGGTAATTATTCCTGGCCAGATAATATAGACCATAGAGTAGGGGGACCTGATAGGAGAATTGACCATCAGGATTATAGATTTACTGATCCGCCTGTTACTTCAAACAGGCATCCGATAGCATTGAGGACATTTTATCCAAATGTTCCTTATATTGGTTTTGGGGAATCAAACACTCCACCGTCAGAAGATCGTATTCCGAGACTTCCTCGTTTTGGAATTCCACCAACCCAGAATAGACGTAGTTTTGACAGAGTGCCAGAAGCAACCCCTGGTAATAGGTTTAACGCATTAAGTTCTTTTCAACCTGCGTCTAAGAAATATTCTTTTAGTAATAAGTTGACCCAATTTGCAGATGACGAATTATCAAAAGTCTTAAATATTCGACAGTCCTTACCCTTTAAGGAAGATGCATTGTTGCAGGACGACCTTTTAACTTATGACTTTACTGTTCCGGGATCAACCGTAGAATATTCAATGAATATTTTTCCAAAAGAAAAGAATACTTTTCTCGAACAATCAAGAGAAAGAACAAGGTTTAAGACAGATGATTTTTGGAAGACAACCCAGGCAGAAAGAGTTTTAACAAATATAACCAACTCACAAGGAAACACAATTCCAGAACTATCAGTATGGCCACTAGATGGACCTACTAATTTTGGATCAAACGCAATCAATACAACGGTGCAAAAGTTGACAGGCGACGGATCAGGTGAATTGTTTGCAAACTATGCTGTTTTTCATAATGGAATGACGCACCCTAGTGCAAGTGCACTATATGCTAGACCATTTCCAATGCAATCCACGTCCAGTTTACCAGCGACAAATAAGTTGTTTAAATTCTTTTTAGCACATACAATCAGTAGAAAAGCACAATTGTTTGGTGATTTTACTGCCGATGCTAGAAAAGCGCTTGCAAGTCTTGGACAGATGTCTGTGATTCTTAAGGTAGCCAGAGCGAATGCAAATCATGTACCCGCCCAAGTCACCACATCCGGATCGGTGCCTGATGGGTATGTGAACGATGCAGGAGTATCTTCCACCACATCAGACACCAAAGGCGTGAGATGCGGTAACGCCCAGGGAAATTCGGGTTTTCAACCGATAACATTTCAAGGCACTCGAACTGGCGCAGCAGGCATTACCGGAGAACCTGGTGGATATTCTTTTTATAGGTTTTTACAAACTACAGGCAGTGTAATAAATTCAAGATCATTGTTAATAAACTTTCATTTAAGAACGGGCGGAAACGGATCGAACGCAGACCACTATGGCATTAAAGCGAGCACACTTCCTATGTATGTTCAGGTTGGATCAGATGCAAACGGGTGGTTGACTGTAGCAAAGATAGATCCAGAAGACAAACACAAGGTTAATAACAGGTTTGCATTTCATAGTGTGCTTGTAACTGCCTCTGCAGGAACTGCACGAGAGGTTAGGTGGATTGCCCCGAGCACCGATGATCCGGGGACGGGCAATTGGAATTTAGCGCTACCAAATATTTATGAAGCACAGACTGTGCAATCTTTTAACTTATCTGCTGAGTCCGATAATGATTTTGTGGGAGTTGCTGGAAATCACGTGTCGTCTTCATTCACAGTTGCAAATCGTCTTCCCGCAAAGAGAGACTATTTTACGCCTCAGTCTAACATAGGATTCTTGTCGTATGCTGCAATTGATGACTACGGTGACGAAGCGTTTAAGAATTGGACAGGCGCAGCAAACACATTGTCTCCATTGGGTGCATATTTTTCCTCTAGCATATCTTTGGAGGTAAACAAGACTTTTGATGTTAAATTTAGGCAAGATTTTGATTCCGCCAGCGTGATGGTGTACCCAAAGAATAATGAGGTTACCAATCATCTGTACGGATCTCAGTTTTTTAGAACACCAGAACACGCTGCTAGAAGTCCGTTTAATTATGATAATTACGAAGATTTCGCATATCAGTCAAAATTATTAGCAAAAGATTTTTCTGTTGTTCCTGAATTTAGAATAAGTGAGCATATGAATCGGTATATAAATGAGATTGGCGGTGCCGACCCATTTTTTAGTTGTAATGATACGATGTTAACTCTGACGGGATCTAAAACACTTCAAAACAGTTCGCAGGATGGTTTTTATGAAATTTACAGTCATACCGACTTTATAAAGCATTTTGACGTTGTTGAGAGTAGGATGAATGCTATAAAGGGTGCAACCCCGACTAAACTGTCTTTAGAATGCAAGGCTTTTAAAAAGTTTTTGCCATACAAGGGTTTCTATCCTGCAGACCGAATGACTCAGATAGCAAGCGAGTTCAGTTCTTCTTATAGTCAGTTTGTTACAGGTGGACACTGGAGGAATGTATTAGCACCCTATTACGCACCAGGGATTGGGTTCAATACCATAAAGTCGGGTATTGCTGTAGATTATCCCATTTTTGAACCACATGAAGATAGAATCTACAATCAGTACGGAATAATATTTCAATCTGCTAGTTTAGCAATAGATCACGATGGCGGTAATGCTGTTAGTGCTGATACCGGACGCCCTTGGATCGCAGGCGAGGGCGGATCAGGATTAAGTGGGTCTGCGAAACTCTCACTTAATAGAATTGAAATAGGTGGCGGATCTGACTGGGCAAAGTTAATAACTGGTAGTTTGTCCCCATCAGCAGAAAATAAAAAATTAACAGTTTCATGTTGGATATATTTGCCCAAGAAGCACAGAGTTGCTGATCCGTTTGGTCAATCAATCAATTCTTACGGTTCGTTCCGTCAGCGCGGAACTATTGCTAGTTTTGGTAGTGGTGAGGATACAACTGACTCAGCGTGGAAAAAGGGAATTCATTTTGGATATTGGACACAGGCAATGATCGCATCGACAGACAACGATATGGGTGTGGATCTTCCCGACACCGGAGGCGCCTTTGACGATAACGACCCAAATTATACTATAGGTTTTACGTGTTTTGGTGGCAATGGCAAGGACTTTTTTGCCTTATCTAAAATCGGCGCTGCACCAACAATACAAACTCTGGCGGGCCCGACAGCGGTCTGCTCCAAACCTGAGCTTAGTATGTCACCAGGGTGGAATCACATTCTTCTAACTTTAGATCCAAATGGAATAGGGTATGATAGTAATTTTAGTCATATTGGGTTTGACGCGTATGTTAATGGGCAAGAGTGGCACACAGATGTTCACCTAACTGCAAGCTCCGGGTTTTATGACGGAGGTTCAACTGAACCAGCTAATCAAACCGAGAGTACGCCGCAAGGTATTGTAACTAACTCTGGGTCTGCCAAACCGCTTTTGGATGGTGATAGAAACTGCTTTATTGGCACTCACTTGGGAAGTGTAAAGAGAATCAATGCGCTCCCACAGTTAAACTTAAGACCTGGTACATACGAAAAAGAAACTGAAAAAATCACTTTATTCAGTTCTGCAAGCAACAAGTTCACACTTCAATCAAGAGACAATTGTCTTACCTCGACAGGTGCAGACGAACATACAATGTTGGATTGGTTGCAACCTTCGGAAATGATGATTTCCGAGGTGATGATCTTCAATGCTGTTGCAGCTTCGAGCACGGAAGAAATGGCGAAAAGACTTTCTGGATATGTCAATGGAACACCAGATTTCGCATCTTTTACAAACGATCCATCTCTCGAAGACGTTGATAATTTAACTGTTTTCAATACGGTAGGAAATACGCTTGGTGCAAGACACCCGTACACCTGTTTAGAGAAACAATATCATAAAAATCTAATTGCATGGTACAGACCAGGAAACGATACTGGGTATGTTCCTGCAGGGCGTACGAATGGTTTGCATGTGTTTAACCATGCACAAAATTTATTTAGTGGTAAAATTCCAGGTGACACAACTGGAAGCGTATTGCAATATGACATACATAGTATGCCTTCAAAATACAATCACATGTCGGCAACTTTATATGGATTTACAAATTGGACAGGATCTGTCGCACGTGACCTTAAGTTTTCACCTAGATACAGACAGCGGTGGAACGGAATAGCAGACTTATCAAACCCCGCTCAGTATACATATGTCTATAGTTTTCCATCTGCATCGATTGCTGATAATCCGGATGCACCTTTTAAAACTTGGTATGCAAATATAGGAAGTGATTATTGGTTTGAAAATTCAAGAGCGTATACTGAAAAACTGCTTATTGAGAACAATCCAAACTTAACAGGGTCATATATGGTTTGCACAGGGTCTGTTAAGATTCCATCATTTATTGTTGGCACAAATCGTAATTTTACTGAAGATAGTTCGGTGCCAAGAATTGGATCTGCAAGTTATGGTACGTATCACTTTACTGGATCGTCCGCTGTCGGAGCAGAGGAGGTTTACTCACAAGGTTGGATAAACGATTATCAAAAGAATACGGGTGTGCGCAAAGTGAACAGAATTCCTTTTGAGGCAATAATATTTCCTGCTGCATTTACACCTGAAAGTAAGGACGACGGTGATTCCCCATTTGCTCTTTATTATGATAACGAACCACATTACAGTGCAAGCTTGCATGGCGCAATGACAAACAAGCGAAGATATGTCCAGCAGAATTCTCACAATCAGCAGGTTTACGAGTGGACTGATAAAGACACAAACGTTGATTATAAGACAGATGAGAACTTTCATTTTGGTGTTGCTATGAATTCGGCATCAGTGATGAGTCAATTTGATTTAGCTAGTGCACGAAGAAGGTCGGCACTATACACATTTGCAGCAAATAATTTTTATGCAGAATGCTTAAACTTTTTTATTGCAAATAGAAAGGGTGTAACGATCAGGTCTAAGAGTAGACCTGGACTCCCTGTTGATCCTAACATACAACAATACAGGATGACTATCGAACTAAACTCTGGACGAAATCCGGCAAGAAACAAAGATAATCCACTTTACAACAACCCGGCCGCCTTCGGTCCACCGGTTGATGCTGGCATACACAGAAGACAGCATATTGACGGTACACACTTTTCTAGGTCTTTGCAGTCTCATGGATATGGGTTCGCACCATATTTGCCATCTCATTACGACGGATTCTCCCGAGCAGTATATACGTTTACTCCGGATTCAAATATTGTGTATACAACGGTGCCTCAAATACTGGAAGATACAACAGTAGAATATTTTAGAAGCATCAATTCAACAGGATCTATTTCAACGAGGGGTGGCAGCGGTTTTGCCAGCAATGAAAGACCTGCGGCAGACACGGTTGTGTCCTCGTACAATAGAAGGTTTGCAATGCATATTACTGAAAGTTTTAACGGGTTATCGTTGGGGCAAGAAGAAAACCTGGTGCAAAGATACACTCCAGCTGGGGATCCGATTGAGGGAGAGAAGTCACTGGTTATTCAAACTAAGTTCGAGTGTCCAACTTTTGACTTCTCCGAAGTTGACGCTGACCAACCCAGAACCAGCGAAACTTTACAGCACCTTCCAAGAATAAAGGGAATATGGCACCAGACGGGTTCCTTTGGTGCGGATGCAAAAAGACCAAACGTTAGAATTATTACTCCGCGAGCAACAACAAATGTCGGCGACCTCAGTAGGTTATTGGGAATGCAAATTGAGGACGAACAGAACGTTGTAGGAGAACTTCCAGAATCCAGAACCGTTAGGGAGGGTGTGGTCGCGATTCCTTTCCGTACTAGGAATAACGTTAGAAGGTTTTACAATTTACCGCATCATGAGGTATATCAGGCGGTTAGAAATCTTGGGTACTCTGATTATAAATTAAAGACAGAAGAGGAGAGGAGGCAGTTCGAAGAGTTTGCAAATCGTATTGATAATCCTCCTGGTCTTGCCGGCGGTGGCGGCATACCGGGTCTAGATATTACAAGAAGAATACTTGACGACCAAAGTAGTGTACCCTTGGTTCGTCCTTCGATTCAGAAGATGGTTCGATCTATGATGCACTACAATATTCCGCCGCAATTTAACTTTTTAAAGTATAACAACCCTAATGGAAAATACATAAAACCATTTGCAATGTACATATTTGATTTTTCAGTATCTTTGAACAAGGAAGATATTGCTAGGATTTGGCAAAACGTCACCCCAGACTTTGGATTAAACGATTTTGGTTCAACAAATGGATCAAGACAGATTTTAAGTTCTAGGGTTGTTGAGCATGATTTGTATGATACGGATGATTTACTTAATCCAATTCCTGATATGTACCCTCTTCCGGGCGAGGATGATCGGTATGGTGTTAGAAATTGGACTGGCGGTTTTCATGAAGATTTGCAGTGGATGGTTTTTAAGGTCAAACAAAAAGCAGAATCAAACTATTTTCGAAAGAAAGAACTGGACAAACTGCCTGATGGTCATCCTGAAAAAATCATTAGTGTTGAAAACGATATATTTAGATATGGTTTTAATTGGCCGTATGATTATTTTTCTTTAGTTGAACTAGTTAATCTGAAGTCATCTGTCTCTTTTGGAGACAAAGAGCATCGGTTTGATGGCAGAACTGCTAGAACATTTTTAAATAGGAGAGAAGACGATTGACTTTTTTCAATAAAAAAGAGGAAGTTCTAGATGTTCAATTGACTCAATTGGGCAAATACTTGCTTTCAAAGGGAAAATTAAAACCGACATTTTATGCGTTTTCGGATGATGAAATACTTTATGACCCCTCCTACGCTGGTGTTGAAAATAAAGAAACTGCAAAAGAAGCATCAAACAGAATACAGAAAGACACTCAGCGTTTGCGAGCATTGTATGAGCATGATGGTGTCGAGACAAGAATTAAATCCTTAAATGGGCACGAAGTTGAAAAAGTTAGAGGGTTCGGATGGCAAGCTAGAATTAAAAATAGAACAGAAGAGATGCCATTCAATCAAGCATATGGTATTGATACGTTTACAGAAGAAAAGATGGGGGCAGACGATAGAAATTTGGTTAGAAACATGTTGGGAAATTCTAAGATTGGCGAACAAAGATCTCCATCATGGCGCATCGATTCCCTTTACAATGGTGTAATAGAAAGTATAAACATAAGTTCTTCATCTCCAAACGTTGGAATAAAAAGACCAGTTTTAAATTTAGAGGTTGATTACGATATTGTTGGCGAGTACATTTCCCCAACGGAAGTTGACCCTGCAAGTCTTGATGGGTTTTATTTAGAGGTTGGACCAGATGGGCAACTTGCACAGTGGGAGTTTGACATGGATTCACCCCTGCCAAGAAGCATCTTGTTTGTTGATTCTGTCAAGGCGAATGTTCCAAACTCACCAGTTGTTTTAAGTATTATAGAGGATAACGTACAGTTTGATTTAGAAAATTTTGAGTATGAGTTTTATGAAATAGAAAAGGTTGAACAAAACGAGAGAGCAAACAATGCATCAGTTGAGAGGTTGAGAAGGTTATCAAATTTTTCACCTATTGCTGGACCTTTTGGGTCAGACGATCCTGCGTTGATGCCAAACAAAAAAAGCATAGAACATTATTTTACTGTGGGATCGGATGAAACAGTTGAGAGTGTTTTTGGTACAGACTTAAATGGCGCAAACCCGTTTAAGAGACTTTTGGCGATACAGGAAGATATCAACAACACTGTACACGCAGCAGCTAAATATGCAGAACACGCTCGAAATCCAGAGGCAGCTGCCATCGACTCTCAATTATCAAATGCAGAAGGGGAGTGTGAAGACTGATGGCCATTAATCGATACACCGACACAAATCAAATAGTTGGACAATTCCTGCCTAAAATTTATACAAACAGGATAACAGTTGAGGATCTGGGGGTGTATTCTGCAGAGCGCCCTGGACAAACTAAAATCACGGTTGACTATCATATAAAAGATGTCTTGGATCAAAATGGTTTGGGTGTAATAACACAAACCAGAGAAGGTGAAGACGGGTCCGATTTACAGGGTAAAATATTGCAGTCTTTAAAGGTTGCAACAGTTCTCTTAAATAATTCGCAAGATGCGACAGAATTTGTAAGAGATGTTTACAAACTATCAGAAGGTCATTGGACTGAGGATATATCTTTTGCTCTTGCTATAAGGTTTTTATCCATGGGATATACCTTAAATGGCAAAACTAATGAGTTATACATACAGGATGGTCGCCCACAAGAGTTGGGGTTTGAATTTAGAAACACAATATATGAAACTTATGATCAAAATAATAACGTAATAAACGTCATACCATATAGTAGATCTTACGAAATAAACAATGAAGAGTGGGATAATTGTTCCAATTTATCATTGGTGTGTTTTACTTTTTTTGATTTTACAGAATTAGGACTATCAATAGATGGATTTTCTAATGAAAATGCAAACAAGCTTGGTTATATGGTTGGGGACCTGACATACGACTCTATTTTTGTTGGTGGCAACGTTGTTTCAACGGCAAGAATATACAGAGACACAGAAACGAATAGTCCATATTACGGACCAGTTCATTATCATTCAAGTGACAATCCTGGACCTAATGGGTATGTTGGGTATATGGCCGGGTTCCCTGGAAAGGATATGGGACCCCGACTAAAAGCGATTCAGGTGCCGGTAACAAAGGTGCAAGATTTTCGAAAACTACAAAGAGCAAAATTAGTTAATTATTACCCGGCGCAATTAGAAGGATTCAGATCTTTAAAACCGGAATTATCTTATTTGGAAAAAAGAAACAAAAATTTTTTTCATACGGAAAACGTCATTGTTGACTATGACCATGGAGCAAGAAATACTAATATAGAATTTACTGTTGATTTTAAGGACATATTCAAGAATAATTCTAGGTATTATGACTTGTTGCACAATATTCCAATTTATGATGTCTTGCCGCTAAACTATCTTATGAAGATTGTAGGCATAAGGATTGTGAGAAGAAGGGTGTCAAACGCCGCAATTGGGCATAATAAGTTTGGTGCCCCTAAAAGAATAAAATTTGATAGGTACAATCAAATGGACCATGTTGTTGTCAGTACATCGGATGCTCGCGACTCTCTGGAAATTATCGAAAAGCAGGATGATTTTGGTTACATAAAACAGACTGGCAGAACTTCCAATATGAGATCTTTCTTTGTTAAAGACTATGAAATATCAAACTATCATAATAGTAATACAACACATCAATATGGAGTCGAGATAACCATCAATGATACAACAAAAGATTTTCTTTTACTCTTTCTAGAGCGCGGCCGCCTCGCCGTGAATGATTTGAAAAGATATGAGCAAAAATGCTCAATCCCAATGTGTGATACACATTATATAAAAAAGGAACAAGATGGACTACCGATCGGTCTCGGCGCAGATGAATATCCAGAGTACGCTGATAGGATTCAGCATGGAAACTATAACACTAGAACAAAATCATTTACTAATAAATTCAAGAGAGAAGCAAGACAAGAATTCGGGGCAAACTATAATGGGTTCGCATATTACGTTGATACATTTTTAATACTAACTCAATTTTCATTTGGTAAAACTAGTGTTTCTTTAACTCGCAGCGCAGTTAACAGTGTGCAGAGAGATGATCGATTGCAAAGTCCACTAAGTGCTTTAAAATCATTAAAGGACGACGGCGTTTTTGATTTGCCTGACGGTCAAGGCGGCGGCACTGCAGACAGGCAGAGTTTGATTAATATGATAGACCCGTCTAATGCACGACCAGAAACTATTAGCGCTTTTATAAGATCTTTTGAAGACTTGGTATTAGAGATGGAGGATTACCTGGATGTAGACTATAGATCAACAATAAACAATGAGGGGTCCGGGTATACATCCAAAGGGGACAAGACAATTAAAGTTCAAAAGTGGTTTAACAATACCGTCTACGGTGTCGATCAAGATAACTATATCACTTTAAGACCATCAATTTTTTTCGACTATGGTCTTGGCAGATCATTTTCATTCTTACCTAGAGTCATAGACTATGCTGCACTTTTGAATAGGGTGAAGGTAGAAATAGACAACTATAACATTTCACCTGATGCTCCGATAGTGCTAACCCCATCTTCAGTTGTTATTGGAGACACTATAGTGCATTTTGGTGGTGGTATGGGTGGTGTTCCTGATGCTACTTCTGACGATTCAAATCCGTATGGGCAAAGCTTTGAAATAGATCCTGAAGATGCAGACACGCAGAATGCGTTGGGTATTTTTATAGAAGAATTATTAAGATTGCAAGAAGAAGAAAATTTTAATGAGATGTTGGCGTATATGTCATCATTTGAACAATTGGAGCAAGGAAATTTATACTCTGGAATTCTTGGGTTGATTGATCACATGTCACCAAACACGGTGGTTTACGGAGAAGACGTTTCACCTCTTACTGCTATCCCGCCAGAAATTAATTTTAGAATTAATTCGAATCAGTGTGGACTGGTAGACAATACACCGGTTCAGCAGAACAGGCAAGAGAGAAGTATCTTTTTTCCTGAATTAGAGGGGTTTGCCGCCCTTGGATATAGTCAGATAGGGGTATTGCTAGGGAGTTTATCTCCGTCCGCCCAGATCGCTAATCTCGCCCCACAAATAGCATCTGCGGATTTTCCAAGCGGCGGCATATATGATACTTCACCTGCGGTGCTATTTAATGGTGTGAATGCTTTGACATATAATAGTTTGACATCATTAACGTCGACATCTAGAATCGATATAGGATCATTGGATGTGTTAACGGGCGGGTCACTAAATGAAGACCTTGCTGCTACAGCTGCAGCAATTGGTCAAGGATCCGGACCAGGGCGCATGCCCCGACGTCGACGCAGGCAAAGATTGCCATCCTCGCATGGGTTTTTTAGGGCGTCATCCATAATGGATGGTAGAGAAAGTGTTGCATCAGCAGCATCCGCTATCAGCGCCGCAGCAAATACAGGCGCAGCACAGGCGGCCGCAGCAATTTCTGCTATTACTGGCACTGGAAATACTGATGATTCAGATTCATCGAGTTCATCAAACTCCAGTGCGGCAATGGCAGCTGTCGCCGCAGCATTTAGTGGATTTAGTGGGGGAGGAGGTTATTAACAATGGCGGATGAGAGAGACCCATGTCAAAGATATCCTGATGTGGTAGTTGTGGAATTGGAAGATGAAGAGGTGCCACCTGAATTTCAAAATGTACCCTTTCCCAATATGCCTGGGTTTCCTGGCGTACCCAGTGTTGCGGAATCTGTTTTGCAGTTCCAGGAAGACGAACCAGAAGTTACGGTCTTTACGAGCCCTGATCCAGCTGAAGTCTTTACAGATACCATAAATCGAATGGGCGGATTCAACAATAATGAATTTCTTGCATCCTTGCAGGCAAATGCTCAAGCGACCATCGCAGAAGATCGACAAAACTTATTAAATGAAAATTTAGAAGACGCAGTTTTGACACCTCGATATCAAAATTATCTTGCAGCTGGTCGCAGCACCTGGTTATTTAACAATAATGCATCCGCCTATTCTGGTCGACTAGGGGAACTCTTTACTTCAAAACCAAAACATATTTTAGCAATTCAGGCGGCACCATTAACATCGATTAGGGCGCCTTCAAATGTGTACGACGCTACGTATACAGCAGATTCTTTCAGATGGTTTGCAGATAAATTGTGGGTTAACGCTAGTGATTTATCGGGACCCCAAGAGTATACAAGTCCTGATACGATGAAGATCGAGCATGGGAAAACAAAAGGAAGTTCGGATTTTTATTTTATAAATAAGGCATCAGGCGGAGCAATTCATTGGGGCATATTATATATTGATCCTGGTAAAAATGCGACTATCAGGGCGGCAGATCCTGGTCGTCTTGGATCTGTGTTTGCAAGAGACAAGTGGGAGAATCTAGAAGAAATTGTTGATACCCTTAGTGAGCAAAACTTTTTAGATCTCAAGATCGGATATGAAGTGCATGAGTTATATGCCGTGTCTTATGGTCCTGACTCGCAGCAATGGTCTTGGGTTGACTATTTTGCAGGCAATGTGAAAACAAACCATGCAGCAGAATATGTTAGACCCGGACCTAGAACACCATCTGGCGAAATAATTAGAAACTTTAGAGCTTTGGCATCTAGACCGCAGTCTCCAACTTCTTGGAACATAATACTCTTTTCTGCTTCTCCAGAACTTCGAAAGGTAAACCTTAATCCGTTTCCGGTTATACCTTTTTATGGGGAAAAGTTTCCACGAGAATTTAATACACACCCACTCAACCCAACTGGACCTGGTCGAATGCCTCACGTTGGAAGAAACTTTTATGAAGATATCGTAACAAACGTTGTAGATGTACTTTCAAAAGAAGAGGCGGATGTCTTAGATATAGGCAATAAATCTTATTTTGATATTAGACCGGTTTATTCATATTATGATTGTATGTATGAAAAGATATTTAGTGATGTATTGGATGAAATTGAATTACCATCTCCTTATATTAGGGTGTCTGAATTATCCTATGAAACATCATCCAGAAGAAAAGAGGGATTGAGTTCTCCGATAAAAGAAGATTTTATTGAAAGTCTGTCAAACAAATTACAAGTTGCAGATTCATTTTATCAAATGAATTATTTTTCTGAAAATTCAAATCCAATTATGGGGACTTATGCCAGAAGTCAAAATGATTTTGTTTCAACTTTGCGAGGCGCCGCAGAGAGGAATGAAGACTCAGAACGTGCGCTGGCAGTATATATGTCTGATTATTATGGTTTTAATATAGATAATGAGAAGAATAATCTTTATTTAAGTTCATACACACGAGAAGAGTTGGATATGTTTTACGACCGCAGGTTTATGAATCCTATGTTTGTAGAGATGGAATTGGGTAGTGTACAAAAATCTCAATTATCTGAAGCAATGACTCTTAATGGTGACGACACGCTTATGAAAAATCTTTTTTCTAATTTAAGAACAGACAGGACGAATATAAATCCAGATGTCGCAGTGGAAGGTATTCTATTAGAACCGGATCAAGAATCACAATATACTGATAATCAAGTTGCGATGAATGAAGACTTGGATGAAAGGTTGGATATGGATGGAGTTAGTTATGTAGATCAGATAGTACAAAGTGGATTTGACGCAATACAAGGAGAAGAAACGCTTGGAGTTGAGCTTTCAACCGGAGACACTAGAAGTTTGACACCGTATAGATCGTTTGATTTTGCTAGATGGTTTGATCAGCAGTTTAAGTTTTACACAGGCCAGATGGCTTCGCAAATGTCTCCAATGGAAAAGTTTTCTAATATTTTTCGAATGTTGTTGATAAAGATAAGAATATCAAGATTTATAAATTCTAGATCAAGAACATATTCTCAAATAATGTCTGGAGTCCCCGCAAAAAATGAAGTCATTGGTTTTAGTATCGATAAATACTTGATCAATAGAGTAGACAATTCTCGCACATATATTAGTACTTTTCATATTATGTCAAATAACGATAGAGAAGTTGAGAAGTTTGTAGACACTCAGGTTAAGTACAGTAGGGTGTATGATTATGAAATCAATAGAGTAGTTGCCATAGTCGGAAACAGGTACGCATATGTTGATATAAATTCTAAATTTGATAACTATGAAGATAATGACTTTCGAAAGGGAGTAGGTATAGTCAACATGCCCTTTTTAAACATAGCAGTGGTGCCCTCAACAGTAAGAAGGGTGTCTGTTACTGATAAACCACCTGTATTTCCAAATGTTGATTTTGTGCCATATAAGGGTGTAAAGAATCAAGTTCTAATAAACCTATCCGCCGCAACTGGAGAATATTCAGCACGTCCTGTAACACTATTACAGACAGACAATCAACATTTTTATGCAACGTGTATTTCACAAAACTTAATCACTCCAGGCACAGAGATAAATTTAGATGCAAATTTTTCATTGCAGAATGTGTTGTCACCGGGCAGTCTTCTTAAGCATCGTCATGATGACGCCGTCGTCGGGTTTGAGACTTTCAGAGTGGAGGAGCATCCGGGATCTTATGATGATTTTTACAACTCTTTAAGATCTAGAAGGTTGGGGTATACTGATAATGTATCGATATTGGACAGAATAGTGCCAAACAAGAAATATTATTATATTTTTAGAACAATCGACATACATGGTCACAGATCAAACCCGTCAGAAGTATACATGATTGAAATGGTTACAATAAATGATGCCACAAGATTAAAGGTTGAAATAGTTCCATTTAAGTCTGATCCAATCGAACCAGCGCTTGATGGTAAACAGTTTATTTATTTGATACCAGCACTCGCTCAAAGAACGCTAAATACACCACCCACTGGTAAGTTTTCAGATCTTGAGCGAATGAACACCGAGGACGTCCTTGGCGATGAAAATTTGGATAAAGTTTGGAACAAAAGATTTAAATTAAGACTGAGAAGTAAGAACACTGGCAAGGAGATAGATATAAATTTTAGGTTTAATCTAAAAGTGCATAAACACGAAGAAAATAAAAAAGTGAATTTAATATGTTAAAATCTATTTACAATTGAAGTTTGAGGAGTTATAGTACATGGCATTTCTTGATAATTCTGGCGATATTATATTAGACGCAGTTTTGACCGACACCGGTCGTTTTAGAATGGCAAGAGGAGACTTTAGGATTTCTAAGTTTGCTCTTGGCGACGATGAGATAGATTACTCTCTATTTAATAAGAATCACCCTAGTGGTTCAGCATATTACGATTTGGAGGTTTTGAGAACCCCACTTCTTGAGGCGTTCACAAACAACACCTCCACAATGAAGAGCAAGTTGCTTTCGATTAATGCTTCGAACGTGCTTCATCTGCCTGTGTTAAAACTATTAAACGGTGGAAATACTGGCGGCACTGGTATTGCACAAGCAAGATACAAAAACTCTAAAACCCACTCAGCGACGGGCGGATTCCTGATTACGTGCGATTCAGATACTGAATTGGTTGGCACTGGGTTGGTTAACAATGACCTAGCCCAAAAAGGAATCATATTAGGCAGCAACACCGAACGCGTCGGCGGCAGTGTTAACTTTGTTGCACTGGAGAGAGGTCTCGACACAACAGAGATAAGTCCTCAAGTGCGAATGCCAGCAACCCTTCAGGAAACTCAATTTATAATCGAGGCAGATTATAGACTGGGTTCGTTGGTTGATATCGGCGCCGCCGCTAGTCCATTACCAGTTTCTTTTATAGACGACGATCAGATTGCATCTTATTACGTTAGTGAGGGAACTAACGACTCTGGGCAACCTGTCGTTGCACCACCTCTAGACTCTTTAAGAAGTGATAGGGTGGAGCTTGGAGAGAAGTCGATGCACAATATAAGAGGTCCTCGTGATCGCATTTTGCAATTTAAACTTCAACCAAGTATTAACCTAATAAGTTCAAACTTTTTGTTTGACAAGTTGGGATCTACAATAACAACTACGTCTGATAACGAATTGAATGGTTTCAAGGCGGCAACGTATAAGATTATAGATACTTTAGTTAGAGTGACTTCGGCCACAACTGCCTATTCTATTGATATACCTATACGTTATATTAAAAAACAATAATATGATTTAAGGATTAAAAAAAGCATGGCAACAACATTCAAACCCTTTTTAAACAATGATGTAACAACAACAAAAACTCTACTGCATGAGGCGATTCCAATTACTGGCGCAATCGTTTCAGGCACCTATAATAAAGGTGATATAGGTGGACTTGCAGAATTGAATATTAAAAATTATTCACACGGAATGTTTCAGTCGGTGTATGATTATCCTTTTCTGAGTTCATCCGCCAATCATCTTTTTGATATATCTGTAGGTATTGGTAGTGGCAGTTCGCTATCTGGCAATATACATGCAGGCAATTTCCGACAGCAAGCAAAGAAGATAGCAATGTACAATCAGATGGCACAGGTTCTTATGGGGCATGACACTAATGGGAACATTCGAGTTTTCGATGCAGACGGCAACGTAGCGTCCCCAGTTGACGGCGCCCGTGGCAACGCTTTCGGTAAAATGAGGGAAGTTATATTTCTCAATTTTTCTAGACTTCTTGTTAAGGATGAAATTAAGAAGGGATCATTTCAACTGGACTTGGGTGTTGATCCTGTTATGATTAAAAAGGGATTGAGATCGAGAGTAAGAAATATTTTAACCCTTAAAGATACGAATGCTCAAAATGATTTTAGGATAAATTCCCCTGCAGGAGAGTATGGGATTCTATCTGCATCGATCGGGTCAGCTGACGGCGGTCAAGATATCACTGGACGTGTTACAGGCAGTCATTCAATCGGCGCCCACGCAGGATTAATATTTTATCAAGCAGGTATAGCAGTCGTCACTGCTTCTGTTTTCGCAGGCGCTGACGGAGACGACACTGCAAACGGACTTGGCATGCTGATGACGTCAGTCTCCATGAGTATCGACGGACACCACGGCGATGGTCGTCTTTTCATTGCTCCTGGTGGTTCTGCGTATGGTGCAGATGGTGGTGCACCATTTAGTGCTAGTATCGATACTATGATGACCGGATCTAAGATTCAGCACATTGCAAATAACATTCGTAGAAGAATTCACAATATTTCTTTTAACAACACTACGGAACTTAACTCAACTGTTTATTTCTGTAGAGCAAATCATAATGAATTTAATTATAGTGCGAATCCAACATATTTAAGTTCATCGAAGATAGTGGTTAAGGATGTCGCCCAGGATATGCCAATATCTTATGTGACTTCTGTGGGACTTTACTCTCCAGATAATGAGCTGATGGCAGTTGCAAAACTATCTGAACCACTCAGAAAAGACCCAACTAATGAACTTACATTGAGAGTAAGGTTGGATTACTAAGGGGGGCAAATCGATATGCCCTTTAGAGAATTTAAAAGAAACGATTTATTTTATAATCGAATTAAAACTTTTCCAAAATGCGAATTCATAATAAATGATTCTAAGGTATATTTTAACGGACTTAAAAATACCAAAGGAAAATTAAATAACCTACACGGGACGTCTCAGGGGTTTGTTTCTTTATATGAGTTGAATGTCGATAGACCTATCGATAAAGGCACAGGCGCTCCACCTGATGGTAAATCTATATATCCGTTTATAAGTAAGGACAGTGCACGAATTGCTTTTAAAACAATAAGCACTTCAGAATTTGACACCACTTCGCAGTTTCAGTATGGTGACTATATAAAGGGCGATTATCCCTTAACTTCAAGTATTAAGAGAACCCGCTTCGCACAGACAACAGATACTTTTATAACAGTCAATAATGAAGAAAGATTTCATGGCAGTTATTTGAAACTGACAAGTAATAAAAGGTTTATCAATGCATTAAAGAATACCTTTAACGAGTATGTTCATCAAAGTCACCATCATTGTTTTGATGATACAACAAATCCATATTCAGGTGGAACTAATGACATGGGACTAAGTGGGTGGGATAAGTCTAAACAAGAAATATCATTAATAGAAATACCCTCAATATTTTATGGATCTTCGATAAAGAAAGGGTCAGTATCATTAAAATTCTATATAACAGGCGCTCTTGCAGCGGAATTGCGCGACACAAAGAAAAATGGAGAATTGGTGCAGGTCTCGGGGACAATCAATGCCGCTACCAACAACGGCAAGGTCGCGGGTGTTGTTTTATATAATGAGGGGTTTGTGTGCTTGACAGGTTCATGGGATCTAAACGCAAACCATTCAGATAAATATATTGGCAACGACAACTATAATCCTAAGTGGAAATATTTTGGAGTCGGAGCAAACGATGGAACATCTGCAGGAACATTGGTTAACTCTATGTTTGTTATGGATTTTGAAGGCGTAAACTATGTTCCAACAATAACAATGTTTGCACATGCACCCAAAGGGGAATTAAACAATTCAACAAATCCGACATCTTATAGTAAGGATAGTGTTAAGGACCCTGTAAATTCCGGTGTTTCTTATAGAGAGCATAAAGACTTATCTTTTTCTAAAATGGAGCATAGTGAGTACGCAACGACTTCATCTTATGTTAAGCAAACCTATATTTCTAAGATTGGTATATACGATGACAAAAAGAGACTTATCGGTGTTGCTAAACTTGCCAACCCCGTAAGAAAAACAGAGGATAGAGAATACACCTTTAAACTTAGGTTGGATATCTAATGAAACATGGGAGCGAGTTGTACGAATTAAAACTGCATGAATTAAAGTTTTTAGTAAAGAAGTATGAAATACATCAAAAGATTCATGCCAAAGCTGCCATGATGTTCTCTAAGTCTTTTATACAATTTGTCGATTCAGTACCAGATAAATCAAAAAAACACAAATTAAAAAAACTTGCAGGGTTAGCTGGCGCAGATGAAAAACCCATGACAAAAAACGCCAAGAATGCAAAACAGCAAGCACAATATCGCAAAGGCAAAAACAAAGTACAACAAGAACAAGAACAGGTTTTTGTAAAACCACCGGAATCATCAAAAAAAGAAATTCCAAAAGAGTATAAGAGTTTGTACAGGAAGATAGCTAGCGCAACTCATCCTGACAAGTCTTCTGATGGTAGCGAGGTCAGAAGTGATATATTTAAGGATTTAAATAACGCAATCGAAGAAGAGAACTATTTTAAACTGGTAGAATACGCAATGATGTTGGATATTGAAATACCGGATGAAATACCACTGAATACGGAATCCATTGATGAGAAAATTGAAAAAACCAAAAAAGAAATTAAAGTTTTAACTAAAAGTGTTGCCTGGGAATGGTATCATATAGATAGTGAAGCACAAGAAGTGCTTATACAAAAATACGTTGAGTATTTACTTTCGAGCACATGATATTAGGTTTAGACATTTCGACCAGCATAACAGGTATAACTCTACTTGATAACGACGGCACCTGTATACTTAATCAATCTTGGGACACGAGAAACAAGAAAAAGTTTCCTTCGATATATGAAAAAGCAATGTTTGTGCATAACAATCTAATGTCGCTGTCTATGGAATATAATATAAGTGACATATTTGTAGAGCAATCATTGCATTCTTTTAGATCAGGGTTTTCTTCGGCGCAAACCCTGTCAACACTCTCTAGGTTTAATGGCATTGTTTCGTGGCACTGTTATAAAATCTTTGGAATAAAACCTGAAATGATAGCAGCAACCTCTGCGAGAAAGCAAGTTGGCATAAAGGTTTCCAGAGGAGAAAACGCAAAACAAAAAAGTTTTGATTTTGTTCTTGCAAATGAACCAACTTTTGTTGTAGAATATACAAAACATGGAAATCCCAAACCAGGAACGATGGATCGCTCCGACAGTTGGGTTATAGCGAAAGCGGGTTATGTAATTTGTACAACGAAAAACTTAAAATAGTTAAGCAAAGTTTGGGCGGATACTATGAATCAAATAATGAATTGTTGTTTTATTGCCCCAAATGCAATCACCACAAGAGAAAACTTTCTGTAAACGTAGAAAAAAATGTTTTTAAATGCTGGATTTGTGACTATAGGGGAAACAATATCGCCCCACTCATTAAAGATAGAAGACTGAAGGAGCAGTGGAGGTCGCTTACTAGTCAGGTTGATATATCAAGATTTGATGATATGTTTAACACTGCTGCCACTGGTGACAAGGACACGCAGACACACCTTGATTTGCCAAAGCATTTTTCAACGCTAACCAGTGCAAATCTATCCAGTATAGGCAAAAAGGCAAAAAGATATTTGCTAGACCGAGGGGTTACGAATGAACAGATTTTTATGTATAAAATGGGATTTTGTTTTCATGGACCGTACAAGAATCGAGTAATAATTCCGTCATTTAACCAGGATGGTGAACTAAATTATTTTATAGCAAGATCGTTCGATGGTAGTGGATTGAAGTACAAGAATCCCCCATGCACGAGGGACGTGGTCTTTAATGATTTAATGATTGATTGGGATAGTCCAATAGTTTTAGTAGAGGGGTTTTTTGATTCATTAAAGTATCAAAACAGTATCCCAATACTAGGATCAACCCTGAATACAAAGTCCCAACTGTTTTCAAAAATTGTTGAAAACAGTAAGTTTGTCTATGTTTGCTTAGACAAAGATGCCAAGCAGAAAGAATTAAAAATAATTAAAAATCTTCTTGACTTTGGCGTAGAAGTATATAAAATAGAAATATATGATTATTCCGATCTTGCTGAAGTGCCAAACTCTCTACTTGACGAGTATAAGAAACGTGCTTCTATTATTACAAGGGACGACTATTTATTACGAAAACTTAATTTTGGAGGTAAGATATGATTATTGAAAAGAAACTTCTCAAAAACATCATCAGTGAAGAGATTGACAGATCCTTTGACCAGAGTCAGGACGGGTTTGTTATGGCGGACGAGATAATTGAAAAATTTGAAACCCTAAACGAATCTCAGAAACTTAATTTTTTAGAGAAATTTATTAATCACATTAATGAAAATACAAACATCAAGTAACAAAACGGAGGGTTAATGAAGTTTGCACACATAGCGGATACGCACATTCGAAATTTAAAATATCACTATGAATACAAGGAAGTTTTTAAACAATTATATGATTCTTTAAAGGAAGAGGGCGTAGATTGCATAATACACTGCGGTGACATTGCCCATACGAAAACACAGATATCTCCCGAGTTTGTTGATATGGCAAGGGATTTTTTTGAAAATCTTGCTAAAATCGCCCCAACATACATAATCCTTGGGAATCATGATGGCAATTTGAAGAATGCTAGTCGGCAGGATGCAATTACTCCAATAATTAAAGCATTGGATAATGACAATATTATTCTTCTCAAAAACTCGGGAGAACATAAGATTGATAATAAATTTTGCTTAAACGTGTTGTCTGTGTTTGATGAGGAAAACTGGATTCAACCTAGTAATAAACGTATGATTAATATTGCACTATATCATGGTGCAATTGACAGGTCCAAAACGGATCTGAACTGGACTTTAGGAGGTGATCATGATATTGGCATCTTTGATAACTTTGACTTTGCTTTTCTTGGAGATATTCACAAAACGCAGAAGTTAGACAAAGAGGGGAGAATATGGTATGCAGGTTCAACAGTTCAGCAGAACTTTGGCGAATCTTTGGATAAAGGTTATTTGCTTTGGGACATTAAGAGTAAGAACAAGTTTACTAATAAGTTAATAACCTTTGACAACCCCAAACCCTTTGTAACAATTGAATTAAATAAGGATGGCACACTACCAGAGGTGGACGTGATTCCGGGTTCAAGAGTCAGGTTGGTATCTGATTCAAATATTTCTCTAGATGTTATGAGAAAGAGCGTCGATATTGCAAAGTTTAAATATAAACCAGAAAGCATAACTTACTTAAACAGGGCATCCAGCAAGGCATTGGATGTTAATACTCCTTCAGTAGAGCAGGAGGATTTAAGAAATATAAAGATCCAAAACCGCTTAATAGAAGGGTATCTAAAAGATTATGAAGTCTCAGAACAGGTTATGGAAAAAGTTCTCTCCTTAAACTCTAGGTTAAATAAAGCAATTGAGGAATCTGAAGAGATATATCGAAATGTTAATTGGAGTATGCAGTCGTTAGAGTGGGATGGGTTGTTTAACTATGGCGAAGGTAATAAGATTGATTTTTCAAAACTAGAAGGCATTGTCGGCATTTTCGGTAAAAACTTCTCAGGGAAGTCTTCTGTTATTGATAGTCTTTTGTATGCAATATATAATTCTACTTCAAAGTCCGTAAGAAAAAATTTAAACATAATAAACCAAAATCTTGATCTAGGTTCTGCTAAGGCAAAAATCAAGGTTGGAGATAAGAATTTTGAAATTACCAGAACATCAGAAAAGTATGTCAAAAAACTAAAGGGAGTAGAAACAGAAGAGGCAAAGACGGATGTCGAGTTTCTGTCAGAAGATTTAATAGGAAATCAGGAGATATTAAATGGCACATCTCGACAAGATACTGATAAGATCATAAGGAAATACTTTGGCACTCTAGATGATTTTTTGATGACATCTATGGCATCACAGTTGGACTCCTTAGCATTTATAAACGAAGGATCGACTAAAAGAAAAGAGATACTAGCAAAGTTTTTAGATTTAGAGATTTTTGATAGAAAGTTTAAGATGGCAAAAGAGGAGTGTACCGATATAAGGGGCGCTCTTCGGCGTCTGGAGGGTATAGATTTCAAAGAGCAGATAGAGGAGGCGATATCTGATTTGGAATTAAAAAACTCTGAATTGAAAAAGAATGTTGCAAAGTGCAAGAATCTTGAAAAAATTATCCTTGAAAATCAAGAAACTGTAGATGATCTAACGGAGAAGATAGAGTCTGCTCCAACTGAAATTATTGACCCCATTAAAGTGAAGATGGAAAAGGAGACAATATTTTCCAAGATCAATAACATCGAAAACAATATAATTTCATATACCACAGATCTGGAAGAGGCAAAAACAAAATTTCAAAAGATCGCGAAATTTTTATCAGAGTTTGATATTGGGGGGTATGAAGAAAAGAAGAGCAAGATTGTTGAGAATAGGGGTAGGTTAGAATTTCTTCTTTCTGAAATGAAAAAGGCGTCTGAGGAAAGAACGCTCCTTGTTGAGAAAAATGATTTGCTTTGCGAAGACTGTGTTGAAGTAATCGGGACGGTTGTTGAAGCAAAAGACAAGGTAATGTCAAATTTATCAAAAGAAATAAACGACTTGGGTAAAGAATTGTCTACCTTCGACCAGGATAAAATACTTTCGTATGTCGATAAGTTCAATCAGTTGACAGAAAAGAAGAATGAAGTGTCAGAAAGTATTGCCACTTTGCAACTTTCTATTGATAAAAATATCAGTTGGTGATATACCATAATTATGAGCTC